TGTTGACCAGTTCGATCGAACGGTTCGGGATGTGCTCGAAAAGCTACCTGACGCGGCGGGTTACCGGATGATTGACCCGGATGAGTACCCGGAGTTATACCATCTGGAGTGGCAATCAACGATCACAGACGAACACATCGACAGCATCACCTGTGCTTCATCTATCTACGCGCATGTGTCTGAGTCAATTGAATCCAAGTCAGGATACCCGCTGCCCAAAATAACAAAAGATTTGTCCCCGAATGCTCTATACTGGCTGCACAGATGGAGCTACTTTGACAGCTTGGTGGAAGAATTTTCCAGAATTTCGGCGCAATCGGGTCCGAACGCCTGCCGAATCAGTCTTGGCGATCATACAAGCGTCGTCGCCACGAAAGACATGTGGTTCTTATCAAATGATCTCATTGGAACTATTATGCTGCTGTATGACCAGGTATTGATGTTGAAGGATGTTATGTTCTCACGATTTCAAACCTTCGTGGCATGCACGACTCTTCAACCTGGAAACAGAGAACTTGAAACGGCGATCTGCGAACTTTGCGACTGGCACGAGAGCTGTCTGATTCGATATGGAAACCCTGGCTTTGAACTTCTCAAGCAGACAGAGGCACTGTCAAAAGCCTATCTCTCCGCCATGAGTGATACGATCTTTGGAGAGGATGGCCCTTACCCGCGCATGGTAGCCAAAGTGATGGAGAAAGAGACCAAACTTGGCTGTGCAGAAGACTTCTTGACTGTTCGATTTGACGCCACGCTTCGCCGATGCAAAGACATACAAACCGTAGTGGAGCTGTTCGGTCTTCTCAAAATCTCTGGCCATCCGCTGATTGATGCGAGAGCAGGAGGACTCTCCGCTGCACACGAGGCACGATCCGCTGATGAAACACTTTACGAGAACGCCGCGCAACTTGACTGGGAATTCAAACGAGTCATGTTGGAAAGCTTCATCAACAAGTGGGGATCATGGCCGACACTCAAGTTCATGCCAGACGGAAAGAACACCAGGCTCTACTCTCTTTACAAAGCACAGCGCAGAGGATTGAACAGATCGAGTTACCCTCTTTCTGATTGGGAACTGTGTAGATTTGGCAAGATCGTTGAGTTTGATTACTCTCCTAATTATCTTGAGCTCATGGATGACAAATCAATCTCCCTCTACCGGACCAATATTGCAGCGACTTGGAAACACGATGTTAAGCCTAAGTCACATCGTCGACTCCTCATGGAGTTGATAAACAGAGGCACATTTGATGTCAAGGCAATTGTTTCACTCATCGTAAGGAGGGAGGTTCCATTTGACTGGTTCATTGTCTCGCTTCACCCGAAAGAAAGGGAATTCAAAATCGCCCCGCGAATGTTCAGCATGTTGGTGCTTGAGATACGAGTTTTCTTTGCACTCACAGAAGCAAACCTTGCCGACAAAATCTTTCCGTACTTACCCCAGCAAACTATGACCAAAAGCAAAGTTGCGATATCGAGGCAGTTCCTTGAGATGACCAAACCGCATACAGCCACTCACTCGCTAAGAATGTTTCTGGAAATTGATCTCAGTCGTTGGAACCTTCGCTGGCGTGCAATGGCTGTGAACCCGGTCGCGAGGACACTCAATGACATGTTCGGCGTTACGGGAATATTCGATTTCGTGCATGAGTTCTTTGCCAAGTCACTAATCCTTGTCCGTGTTCAAGAACTTGAGCCTGTAGGAATTGACAATCCGAACCCGCCGGAAAGTGACTTACTGTGGTATAATCATCTGGGTGGGTTCGAAGGAATTTGCCAGAAACTTTGGACAATTTGTACTTACAGTATGGTCGCAATTGCTGTTTCACCGCTGCCTATTAGCTATGTTCTCATCGGCCAGGGAGACAACCAGATCTTGTCTATCACTACCAGCAAAGATCCTTCAAGGAGTGCCTACGACGTGCTCACCGAATTACGAGAGGAGGTGACACTACGAGTTGCTCGCACATGTGCATCTGTTAACCAGGAGGTCAAACCGGAGGAATGTCTTGAATCGACGAGCGTCATCACGTACTCAAAGGACATATACGTGAACGGTGTGTATCGACCGACGTCCCTGAAATTCCACTCAAG